GTAACCAGAGTCAGCAGAGCCTAAGAACAGGCTTCTGTTGGTGCTGTCATTCAGGGCAACCAGCTTGCCATGAGTCGCGCGACGCATGACCCACGAAAGATTCGTGGCATACTGGTCAGCAAGGGCATAGAAGCCGTCAATCACCTTGCTTGCGACAAGCGTGTTATTACTGCCGGTCTTGGTGATGCCAACTGAACTGTTGGAAATAACGCCTTCGGCCTCGGTCGATGCGGTCACGCCGTTAATGACCTGATTATCAACCACAGCCGCGAAAGCCTTTGAAGCCTCTGTCTGGATGTAGTTGGAAATTCCAGCCACGTCAGCGAAGAAATCAGCCGATACATCGGTGTACATTGTGCCGGTATTGACTGGAATCGTTAGCTGGGTGAACGGGCCGGTATCGATCTTGGAAGTGGTCGTATTCGGCGTTTCACCCATGAATGGGCGGAACGTCGTGCCGTACTGCGGCGACGTGGTGATGTTGTTGGTGTTGCTATCGCGTGGGAATGTCACCTGATTAACGTTGGTGTTAATCACGCGGCAGATGCGGGTCATGACAGGGGCAACCGTTCGCCCGACAACAACATCAAAGCGGAAATCAGGCGTTACGGTGTTCGTACCGTTGGTGGTCGTGCCGAGTGTCATGTCCTTTGAAAAAGGCATATAAAACTCGTTGGAAGGCAGGCCGAAGTCGCCGCCCTTACCGTACACTTCCAGCATATTCCGCAGACTTGAACTCTTCACAAGTTCAATGCGTCCGCGTGCCTGAATCAAAGCCTTGAATGCCTGATGATATTCAGGGCTGGCAAGTGCCGACTTATCCGACGGATCGGCAAGCCCACCATTATCCAGCACGCGGCCATCGTAGGAGACGCGGGCCGGTTGATACTGGACGTTTGACCCGTAAACGGTCGGCTCGGGCCGATTCGGCTGACGTGCCATCTTTTCAATCATCTGGTTCGCACGCTCAAGCGATGCGGCCAGTTGGTATTCAGAATCACAGCGTTCAAGCTGATCCATCAGGCTCGACAAGTCGGCTGATTTCTCAGCACGCACTTCATCAGGTGCTGACACCAGCTCATCACGCAAGCCCTGTACCTGGGCAGCCAAGCGAAGACGGTCTTCAGCAATCGCCGAAGCCGTGCGAGTCTCTGTCAAAGCCATTTGAGTGGCCTCCTTACTTATGTCGCCGGTTTGGCGATTGGAAATCAGAAATGACACGATCAGCAAGCTCGCATCGCTTGACTAAAGCGGTGAAATCGAGCAACTGACCGGCCACTTGCACGAAGCCAGTGGGTGGTGATGCCTGTACATCACAGTCGTCGTGAGACTTGACTGCGATGACTTCCGCGCCGGGGTTGGCGGGAATCGGCACAATGGAGACTTCCAAGACCTCGGCCACCTCACTGATCAGGTTTGCGCCTGACTTCGCAAGTTGCTTCTGGGCTTCGCTTGGTGTGTAGTTGTATTTCTGCCAGAGTTCGCGGATGGCTGAATCTGGGATGCGTGTCGGACGTTTGGCGTAAAAACTAATCGACATTTTTCTCAATGCCTTTTCTTTAAGTAACTGTCTGACTTCCTGCCCTGATTTCGTGGCAGATAAGGCCACATCGACCATTAAGCCGCTTCGATCTTCGTGGGCATCGATCAGTGTTCCAATTACGGCAGATGTCTTGTTTTCATGGTCGGCCAAGACCATCCCGCCATCGTCCATAAATGTCTGGATAGCACCAGAAAAGGCACCGGGCAGAATGATGTCGCCCTGCCGGTCGATGTTCAGGAATCTTGCGGCATAGCCCTTGAACGAGCCTGCACCGCCGCCATTGACAGTCGTTTCGACTGCCTTCACGAGTTTTTCCATTTGTCAGGCCCTGTTATTCAGTCAAAATAAAGGCGTTGATTGATTTGGCGTTGCCGATGGCGACTGACTCATAACCGCCCTCAATGGCGTTGGCAAAGTCGGCATCACTTGGCAGGATATAGCCGTTATCGGCAGGCTTAACGGGCCGTGGCCATTCCTTCGGCACCTCGTCATCGAATACTACTACTGTCGTGCAGCGGCAACCCGGATGAAATGGCGGAAATTTCAGATTCTTATACGTCTCATTTTTGCCGTTTTGGCCGAATGTGCCATCTTTGGGAATAACCGGGCATTGGCGTTTGATCGCATGGCAGAGTGGGCAGGCGTCGGACGATAGAACCAGCTCATAACCGGCGACAAAATCAAGCCCTTTTGTGGCTTCAAAGCGGCCTTGGTTGTAGGCTCGTGCTGATTCAGTGACAGCGATGCGACGGGCACGCCAGCGAGAGTTTTCATCCACCCAGCGAGATACTCTGTCCACCGTATCGCCAAGCGTTTCACCGGTGCGGATCGATTCGGCAATGTCCTCACGAATCCCGTCAAGTGTCGTATTTAAATCAAAGATGAATGTGTTAATTGTCTCTTGGCACAAGTCCAGCGTGGCAGTGCGGGCCGCATCAATAACATGCGGAGCTTTGACAAGCCAATCATCTGCGTCCTGCTGGTCAAGTTCAACCAATGCCGCCCGGCCTGATTCGTCGATATATGACGTGATGGTCGGAATGAAACGGTTGCCCATTTCAATAGCACCCGCAAAGGGGTCAAGCGGGTTAAATTCTTTGGCCTTTGGTGGCTCAATAAACCGCCGCCATATTTCAATCTGTTGTTTGCCGATTGCCAGCAGAATCGAACGGGCCGCACGGTAAAGCGGTTCACCGTCTGGCATCGCGTCTAAAAGTTGTCTGGGTGTCTGGCGTGCTTTGACAGCCTCACCACGGGCACGCTTAATTGTTTTGGCCTTAGCGTCTGCCCACGTTTTGCCAGCGTCGCCGCCCCATGCCGCCCATGCCACTCTGCCGGGCGATGGATAGCCCGCTTCACCTGGGCGAAAGCCGGTGGCCCGCTTGTCAACCTCATGGCGTGCGAACCATGCCGACATCGTGATTACCACATCTGGCGACAGTTCGCCTGCTGACAGAATCTGGTCGGCCCGTCGCCGTGCGGTGTCGGTTCCACCACGGCGACCGTCGGCCTTCCATTTCCGGTAGCGTTCAGCCTCGGCCCGCATCCCTTCAGTGGGTGTCAGGTCGATTGATTTTCCGTTTACAGTTGCCAACTAATTTTTGATCGATTCAATCTGTTTAACAACTTCGTCAATCGTGGTCACTTTTGCCAATCGCTGAATCAAGCCATCGGCCCCTTGAAAGATCAGACAAGGCGTGCCGACCGCTTGAACCATTGGACTCAGATGCAGCTTTTCAAGGGCCGCATCATCGGCACTGATAAAGCTGATCCGCTGGCCTCGACTGGTGGCTGCGGCCATGATCTTTTCGTCGCCGATCCAGTCAATCGAGCGTGAGCCATAGACCAGCGTTAGCCATGCCGGTTTGATCGGTTCCGGCGTCGTCTGCGTGGCTTCGCCAAGCGTGCCGATCTTCTGACTTCCGAAGTACAAAGATAGGCACGCGGCAAGTGACAAGATGGCCTTAGACAGGCAATCCGAAGGCACTTTTTAAGGTGAGCAAAAGTTCGCTCTGTCCCTCCTTTTTGGCTGCCGCAATCGCGGCATCGGCTTCCGCCTTGACAGTCGCAATGGCGGCGTCGGCTTCAATCTTAGCAGCGTCGAGGGCCGCTTGGTTTTCAGCAGTGAATTTGCTTTTCACTTCCGCCACCAGCGTATCAAGCTGAGTCTGAATCTCTGGATCAAGTGGCATTATTTCGCCTCGTCTTTCTTGGTTTCGGCTGGAAGAATCAGAACAGGAACGGCATAAACCGGCCCACGTTTGCGCAGGATGCGTTGCAGTGGGTTCGGTCGATAGATTTCACCTATCACCACCGGCGACGCAACTACGGGCGAAATTTGGACGTTTTTTGGGCAGTCGCCCGTTTGACATTGAAGACTATAAAGAATCACTACTTCAGCCAGCACAGATCACCTGACCTTTCCGGGACTGAGGATCGAACCGAGTTACTTGGCTTTTTCGGCTTGTTGCATCTTGCGGTATGCAATAACGGCTTGAATCACGGCGGCAATGCCGATCAGGATTTGCGGAATGAGTCTGACGAACAGGTGCATGATAGATTCCTCTGCTGGATGGTTTACGACATATGCCGCCCCCCAGATGGAACCTACGCCATACAAGGCCGATTGCAGAAGTGACATCCCCGGCCCTGTGTCATCGACTGTTGCATCTTGCATCAGCTTAGACCTTTATTTCTTTGCCAGATTTGAGAAATGAAATCGCTTGGCTAATGACAATCGCCAGCACCACGCCCGCCGGGGTTGTGGCTTCCACAATGGCGGGTAGATCGGCCTCAACCACGATCAGAATTGCCAGCAGGCCAGCAAGGGCGGCCCGCTTGACTGTCTTTGTGATCTGCTGCTTATTGATCTGCCCTACGATGTCTGTCATTTCTGGCCTCCCAGCTTGATGCCACGTTTCTTCAGTTCGGCCACGATCTGTTCAAACGTCAGGCCCTGAGCTTTAAGCTGTTCAACCAGTTCGCGAGTTGATTGGCTTGGCTGATCGCTCATGATGGCCACACAAGGATAGGCAGTTCACTGATCACCTGGTCAGGCGTTGGCACGGGTCGCAGTCCAGCCTGAACGTCGGCCAGAATTTGATAGACGACCAGCCAGCACTGATCACGCCATGTAAAGTAAGCGGCATGTTCTGCGGCCCATTTCGGTACATTTGAGCCTTTATATGTGTCGATGGTCAGCAGACTGTCATATTCTCGCTGTCTGGCAATCGTGTCGAAATGAGCTTTAATCGCGTCTGTTGTGATTGCCAGCATGCCAGCCGGGGTCAAATCCCATCGGCAAGTTATTTCGTTCAGCGTGTAATATTCGGCAGGCTCAGGCCGGGGAGCGATGAAAGCGTCTCGTGTCTGGTCGTAGCTGAATCCAACAGACGCAAAATTCTTTCTGATGCTGCCGGTATAGCTTGTCTGCAAGCACTTTTGATTGCGAACTTTGGCATAATACGCTGCCCAGT